TAACAAGCATAACCGACACTACAAGTATCTTTACGCAGTAATTTTAAGTTTTGCTTCCATCCTACCCACACAAAGAGTTCTTGCAGAGACTGTTGGTGGCGTTAGCGCCACTGCTGCTCCTGTTGCTAATTCCTCTGGTTCAGTTACCAACCAAGCAATCCAAGTCCTCCAAGGTCCTTACATCACCAACACCTACGGTGGTGGAATCCAGTGTCAAGGACCAACGCTAAATATCACTCCATTTGTAACTGGTTCTGGTTCTATGCAGAAACCATATGAACCATACTATATGGATCCTGTCTATGACATGAGAGACTTAGATGAAGATGGATCTCTAGATAATCCTGGTAATATCTTATATCGTGTTCCCACCAGAACAGGGCAGAAGGATAACTACAATTTGTCTATGGGTGTCAGTGCTACCTGGAGCATCCCACAAGACAAGAAACTACAAGACCAGTGTAAGGAAGCGGCAGCGGCAAATATCGATTTGATGAAGCAAACAACTGCTAATAAGAGATTAGATTTTGAGATCGCTAGGTTGAAAAACTGTGGCGAATTGATGAAGCAGGGTATCATGTTCCACCCACGTTCACCATACTATAAAGTGTGTGCGGATGTCGTTGTGAATAATCCTCCAGGTCATACTCACCCACATGTTCATACTATCCCTTCCGCTTCTTCTTCCTTGGAAAAACAGAGCGAAGTTCCATCACAGCGTGGTTCATCTGACGCTGCTCTGCTCGGCGCTCCCCTGAGGAAAGGACTGGAATAGGTTTCTTCCTAATCGTCGCAATCTTCTTCATAACTTTCTTAACCGTTGGTTTGACTGCTTTCAAAAGTATGTCTGCCAGCGGTTTTGCCAATAGTGCTGATGCTGTAGCAACCACGGCAATACCACCAGTTGTTACAACTGTCCCAGCAGCAGGAAGACCAGCAACAATCTGCTCTGGTAGAGGCACAGGTTCTGTAATCTGAATACACTGATTGCCAACTAACTGATAGTCAGTAACCTTCTTTCTAAACCCCTCAATGTATGTACCGACAGGTTCCTTCGCTGCTTGTGCTGGTGTAGGACAGTCCACCTTAGCAGTAGCAGGAGGAATTTTAGGTGTCGCTGGTAACTCGGGAGCAACGGGGGCTTTAGGTTGCCTTGTATCTGCCTGTGATGGTTTTGTAATGAGCATCTCCTCTGGAGAATACTCAATGGGATTAAATGATGGAACACTTCCATCACAATAAGTCCTAGCACCTCTTGGGTCATCCTGTGCCAGTTGCGGACCACCATCGGGGTGTGCTTCTACGCAACCAGGAAGATCTACAATAGGGGTGCCGATAGTTAGCGTTACTGGTGGACTGAGTAAAATCGGAGTATAATTCTGACCGACTACAGTTTGAGGAATTTCAATCTCACGAATTTGAATATCGGGAGAAGTAATATTTTGAATGTCCATTAGTCCTCAAACAATTTAACAATGCCTGTCCAAATAGAGTGAAAGAATACGTAGAGAAAGAAAGTTTCCGTCGCCTCTTTCTTTGCACGCTTCTGATAAGTGGATTGTGCCATAATTATAAAAAATTATTTTAACTATTTAACAATCATTAAACGCTCTATTTTTAATTTGAATATCATCAAGTCCTTCCACTTCTGATGATTTGGATTCAACAATGGGTTCATGCTTCTCTTCCTCTTCCCATTGTTTTTTTATTTCTTCTGCCTGTTTATCAACAGAAGTCATCTCCATCTGAACTTTACCATCAACCCAGTGTTGCCACAACCACTCAATAAAACCTAAGGCAAGATGATTGATTGGAAACTTTTGTTTGTTTGCCCATCTCTTGCCTTTGGTGTACCAAGTGTCTTCGCCACCCCATTGATATTCAAATTCATATTTCATTTTCGATGAAATCCTTTGTCAGCAATCGTTAAATACACTACCAACTTCAGAACCAACTTCTGATCCCACCTTCTGCCCAAGAAGAAGTGCCCAACCAGATGCCAACCATCCAACATAGGGAATGCTAGAAACTGCTGGGACTACGAGACCAGCACTAATTGCGGTCCCTGCCATCGCACCTTGTGACCGTGCGCCAGCGTCCGCCCGAATGCACTCTTCGCTTTTCGCACCCAACTTTCCCTCGCCGTCAACGGCACCCCCTATGTTGCGAACGCCGTCCATTGTATACTGATCATGGCGATATTCTCTTCGGTGCTCAATTCCTCCACCACCGAATAATCCACCCCTCTTCTTATCAAGTCTTAGTTGCCTCTCAGAATTAAGAATAGCAGGATCGTTTGCCTTATACTTAATTTTATATCCATCCCTCGTTGCTTCTACTTCATAAGAAGAATAGTCACCCCTAGGAAATTGAATAATAGGATATTCTGGTCTAGATGCGTTCAGCAAATGTCCAAGTACTCCAATATGAGCGACACCAATAATGCCGCCTAAAGTATAAACAATCCATCTAAGTTTCATAGAACTATGGCAATTGAATTGGGGGAGATGATACTGCAGGTCCAGTTACTTTAGGCATCTCTGGCATAGCACTATTCAACATACCAGGAAGAGCATTTGTAATTGCTTCCGTTGCGTGCTTTGTTACTCCTACTTTGATTCCCTCAAGGATTGCATCTCTCTGCAAATATACATAAGTTCCACCACCAACGATGCCAGCAACACCCGCAAAAGACAAAACCGCTAAAACATTAATTACTTTTTGCATTATCATCTACTAAATACACCAGGGTTATTTATTCCCAAAAAATTTCTTTAGAGGATATTATGGCATTTCTACTTCCACTAGCGTCAAAAGTTATCATGTCGGCAGTCGAAAGGATTCCCGATAATGAGGAACTTGGAGAAAAACTCATTGAGGTCTGTCTCGTGATTCTTGGTAAGGCAGTTAAACTAACTAAGACTGATATGGATGATCAACTTCTTGAGGCGGTTGCGAAAGCGATTCGCGCTCGTCCAGAGTGAGTATCCAGTAAATAACATATATCACCCCTGCAAGTAGTATCGCTAAAGAAATAACGATACTCCATGTCACATCGTTGACATCTTGCAGGGGTTTTAATAATAGGTTCATCTGAGTAAAGGAACCATACCTAAGTTGTTATTTAGACCTATCTGATCTTCCGTCAGGACATCAAAACCTATAGTAATTCTGGGAGTATCAAATTCCTCATCAACCACTACACGATGCTTTCGATATCCAGGTCCGATGTAAATATCTCCTATTTGATTTCTAATCTCATATTCTTCAAACTCTGTCCTAGTCTTGTGTGGACGTATGGATATGTATCCATGATAAGGATATCCATGATCATGCCAGTCCAAGACTTCATCAATAGTATGATAATTGACCCAAGATTGTATCCACATCCTTTGATCAGTTTGAACAAAGTCAAATATTACGTTTCTAAGATCCACAAATAAATCATAAAAGGGTATAGTAGCGGAAGTAAGTCCGAAGACATTATACTTACCGTATGCCCATGTATACCCCTCAGAAAATTCTTTTTGAGATACTGATCTATCCAGTATCTCAATCATCTCATTCTGATATCTCACTATCGTATCACTACGATAAACACGACAATCATTCATCACTTTTTAAGGTTTATACTGTGGGCATTACAGGTGGTTCGCCATCCTTTTTGGGAGCAACAGTTGCAATCTGAATGGGCGCTTGTTCAATACGGATAGTTTGAGCAGGTGCTGTTTGTGCCGCAGCAGCAATAAGTTTCTCAAGATCTGCCTTGGTTATATTGCTACCGCCACCCATTTTCATTGTGCCATCACCAGACTTCTTTGCAGTCTGAACCCCAAAAGTGGCTAGAACCCCAGTGAAGACAGATGCGATGAAAGTGGGATCAAGTTTTTGCTCGGGAATACCAAGTGCGGCAGGAAGTTTAATATAAGCAAGAGTCAAAATACCACCAGACCATACGAGAATACCAAGTCTGACCATTGTACTGATTGCTTCCAACTGACCTTCATGATCAGTAGCAGCATCCCTCAATTTAGCAAATGGTCCTTTCTTCTTTTCTTCTGGTTTTTCTTGCAGAGATTCTTTATTTTCTTCCGCCATTTGTAAAAAGCAAGTCCTTGCTATTTATCAAACAGTTTAATAAAATATTCAGCGTCAATAACTGCTAATGGTTTTTTACCATTCTTTTTCATAATCACAAGTGGTTCATACTTACCACAATTTGCTTTTGCTTGCTCATATGCTTCCCACACATTGAGTTTCTCTACGTTTTTACACTCAATAGAATGAGGAAATCTTTCTCGTGCCGCACGCGCCATGATCAGGTCTTCTCCACCTGCTCCCATAGAACGAGACTCAATATCCTCAGGATGTATATCCAGTGCTTCAATAAGTTTCTGTCTCACCCATTGCTGCAACCGTCTACCCTTTGCTTTAGCAGACTGGGCACGCATAAAAAAATACCCCTATTACTAGGGGTATTTATCTAGTTGTCTTTTAGATCAAACGCCTTTAACACCAGGACCTGCTTTGTACATGGGGGAACCATCCTTTAGTTTCTTACCCTTCAGGTATCCTTGATATGCAGGTGTGTTACCTTTCATATCAGCAACGTTGACCTGCAGGGGGAAAGTGAGTTCATAGATGTCCTGCATCATTTCCTCAATGTAATCAGGATTCATGTTGGCAAGGATTGTCATGCCACCTTCAAAGTCTCTAGCAAAACCCTGCTCGACTAGGTTCTCTGCAAGATCGCTAGCAATTTGATAAGCATCTTCGCCCATAGGCTTTTTCTTGCCCTTCTTAGCGGGGGGATCAAGTCTATTTGCTAGATTTCTAGCACCCTTCTCTGCATCACCCAGTTTTCTGTTGGCATAAGATACTGCTCTTTCTTTTGCTGCAGAACCCTTTGCCTTGATTTTTCTTGCAGTGTCAACGACAGACTTGACAACGCCGCTGGACTGACGATCTGCCTTGTTAACTTGGCGACGTGCTCTGTTGATTGCGCCACCAGGAGATGCAACAGATCTTAGAGCAGATGCTAGTTTCTTCTTAGCGCCTGCCTTAGCAGCACTGACTGCACCACCTGCTGCTTGCTTTGCTCTCTCAGCACCAGCACCTGCAGCATCACGTGCCCTTTGGACTCTAGCAGCAGTGCTCTTGGAAGAGTCACCAGGTTTCATTTCAACCTTGTTTGCCATACCCTTGATGGCAGCCTTTGCCATGCTACCAACTTTCTTGATAGCACCCTTTACACGCTCAACACGTGCCGCACGCTTCTCTGCACGTGCTGTTTTTTCTGCTTCAGATCTTTCAGACTTGCGCTTCTCAACTCTTGCCTTGGCAGCAAGTGCGCTGCCTTGACCGTAAGTAACCTTTGCCTCAACAAGTTCAATGGCATGAATTTCAAATGCTTCTAGCGATTCATTCAAAGAGTAACCGAAGTCTTCTAGTTCCTCGCTAACTTGAAGAACAACGTCCTCAATATCCTCATCGCTCAGAAGATCAATATACTCAAGATTGTCTTCTTGTAGTTCCTGACGTAGTTCTGCGTCATAGACAGAAGCATACGCTTCTCTAAGATTAGATAGACCTGCCATTGCCTTAACT